AGAAGATGAAGGGGATAAAGGAACCTCCTAGTCGTGAGTCTGGATATCAAACAACCATGAAAGAATGGTTTGCTAGTAATAAGGATCAAGGTCTATGAAACTAACTCAAGAAGTGATAGACCAGATTCAAGAAGCAATGCTTCACACCAAGAAAAATGGTGATACTAACTGGCAAGATGGTGATGAGATTGATGTTTGTCTAGCAGGTACATTTGCTGCTGATAGATTCATTGTCATTCACAATAGAACAAAGAGTAGCACATCAAAACATAATTTTATAAAATGAATCTAGGTTTAATAGTATTCTCATTGAGTGCTGCGTGGATTGCATTCTCTATTTGGTATCTTTTATGAACCTTGAAACACTTCAAGAAATGTGGAAAAAAGACAGTGTAATAGATACTGACTTATACTGTGAAGAATCTACAAAAATTCCACAACTTCACATGAGGTATATGGAGTTTCATAATACATTTTCTCTCATGAAGAAAGAACGTGAGTTAGAAATGAGAAGACTTATAAGAGAGAAATGGTTATATTATAAAGGTAAAGCACCATCAAAGGTATATAAAGAAGTCCCATTTGATCTTAAACTAACTACAAAAGAAGAGATTAGTATGTTCATCGAGTCTGATGAAGACATCTGTAAACTACAGTATAAAATTGACTACATAGAACAGATGCTAACCTTTCTTGATGGTGTCCTAAGACAAATTGGTAATCGTAATTTTCAAATTAAGAATGCTATTGACTGGGAGAAATTTAAGAATGGATTCTAATATGATTCTATGGACCTCCTTATATCTAAGAAGAATGAAGTTTATTTGAAGGTTCAAGCAGAACCTCATCTAAATTATGAATTAGCAGACTTCTTTACTTTTGAGGTAGAGTCTGCAAAGTTTATGCAAAAGAAAAGAAGATATAAAGGTTGGGATGGTAAGATAAGATTATATTCACCTGCTACAGGAGAGATATATTGTGGTCTTGTAGATTATCTTACAGACTGGGCAAAAGAAAAAGGATATGAATACTCAATAGAAGACCATGAAAACTTTGGTCATCCTCAAGAAACCAATGAATTTGTTACTCCCGAAGCTGTTGGTCAGTTTGTAAAATCACTTCGCGTACCGTTTCCCGTAAGGGACTACCAGTATAAAGCAATATACGAAGCCCTGAGATACAACAGACGACTCCTATTATCCCCAACTGCAAGCGGGAAATCCTTGATGATCTATGCATTAGTTAGATACCATATAAATGTTAGTAGAAATGTTTTAATTGTAGTTCCCACCACATCTCTTGTTGAGCAGATGTATAAAGACTTTGAATCATATGGTTGGAGAACTAAAGACTGCCATAAAATATACGCAGGTGCAGATAAGTATACTGATCATAATGTAATCATTACTACTTGGCAATCAATTTATAAAGAACCTCGTAAATGGTTTGATAGATTTGATGTAGTAATTGGTGATGAAGCACATCAATTTAAAGCAAAGTCTTTAACTACATTGATGTCTAAACTTCATAAATGTAAATACCGTATAGGTTTTACTGGAACACTAGATGGTGCAAATGTAAATCAATTAGTATTAGAAGGTTTATTTGGTAGATGTTCAAAGGTAACTAAGACTAATGAGTTGATACAACAGGGTTATCTTGCTAAATTAAAAGTAAAAATTATTCTTCTTAAACATGAAGAGAAACTTTTTGAGGGATACCAAGATGAAATTGATTACTTAGTAGACCATGAAGGACGTAATAAATTTATCCGTAACCTTGCAGCAGATCTAAAAGGTAACACACTTATCCTTTTCAACTATGTAGAAAGGCACGGTCTGCCTCTTTACAACTTGATAAATAGTCATACAGACAAACCCGTGTATTTCGTTCACGGAGGTGTCGATGTTGAAGACCGAGAGGATGTAAGGCAATTAACTGAGCAATCAGACAATGCTATTATTGTTGCTTCTTATGGCACATTCTCTACTGGTATCAATATCAAAAAACTACATAACATTATTTTTGCTTCTCCTTCTAAGTCCAGAGTACGCAACTTACAGTCTATAGGTCGTGTATTAAGAAAAGGCGAGAATAAGTCACAAGCAACATTATATGATATTGCAGATGACATTTCCACTGATAGAGGAAACAATTATACATTGAATCATCTAATGGAAAGAGTCAAAATTTATAACGAAGAAAAATTTGATTATGAAATCATAAATGTAAAAATCAAAGCTTATGATTAATTACACAAAAAAAGACGAAGACTTTCACGGTATTTTTAAATTAGTAAGTGGCGAAGAGGTGCTTGCCAAAGCGGTAATCACTGAGCAAGATGGAGATTGTTTAATTTTTTTACAAGATCCTGTATGTGTTCACGCTATTACTAAGGAAATTTCTGATCAAAAAGTCATGAGGGGGATGGGATTTACTAAATGGATGCCCATGTCTGATGAAGACTTTTTTATTGTGAGAGACAGAGACATCATTACTATGGGAACAATGTCAAAACCTATTATATTAATGTATGAAGCGTTTATATTAGGCGACGACCCTACAAAAATTCACCGCAGAAAAACAAAAGTGGATAATTCCACTGGATATCTCGGTAAAATAGAGGATGCTAGAACTATGTTTGAGAAGCTATATGACCTTTGAACCCTTACAGTGTTAGTATACACAGTTAGTCAAGGGTTGTCAAGCTTTTAGTTCTATGCTATACTTAATAAGTTAAAACTACAGGTATATGAAGAAAGCAGCACCTAAAAAACGACAACACTATGTTGATAATCAAGAGTTTCTTGCTGCGATCATCAAATATAAAGAGAAAGTAGATATAGCAAAAGAAAAAGATTTACCAAAACCTCGTGTCAGTAATTATATCGGTGGTTGCTTTTTAAAAATCGCGACGCATCTGTCGTATAGACCGAACTTTATTAATTACATGTACAAAGATGACATGGTTTGTGATGGTATAGAAAATTGTATACAATATATTGATAACTTTGATCCTGCTAAGAGTAGAAACCCATTTGCATATTTTACTCAGATAGTGTATTATGCTTTTCTAAGACGTATAGCAAAGGAGAAAAGACAGATGGATATAAAAGAAAAGATTATAGAAAAATCTGGATACGATCATGTATTTAGTGTTGATGGAGATGGTGGAGCAGAAATGAATCAAATCAAATCTCGTGTGGAGATGAATTCTAAACGATGAAGATCCTACTCATTACGGATCAACACTTCGGTGTGAGGAATGACAATGTTCATTTTATCAATCACTATAGAAAATTCTATGGTGAGATTGTTATTCCTTTTATAAAAGCATCAAAGATTGATACCGTTATTAATCTAGGAGATACGTTTGATAAACGTAGATCTATTAACTACTTGTCTTTAAACGAGGCAAAACAAATGTGGTTTGACCCACTCGCAGAGTTGGGTGTACAAATGCATATGCTAGTTGGTAATCATGATATCTATTATAAAAATACACTAAGAGTCAATGCTCCTAAAGAGATATTGAGTTCTTATGATAATATTATATCTTATGACTCACCATGCACAGTTAATTTTGATGGATTAGACATCTGTTTTATTCCTTGGATATGTGATGATAACTATGATAAGACTCTTCTTACTATAACTCAGACCGAAGCAACTGTTGCTATGGGTCATTTAGAGTTGAATGGATTTGAAGCACATCCTGGTCATTACATGGAAAATGGAATGGATCCTTCATTTGTTTCTAAATTTAAAAAGGTATTCACAGGACACTATCATCAAAAATCTCATAGAGATAATATCTATTACTTAGGAAACCCTTATCAACTTTATTGGAATGACTACAAATGTAAAAGAGGATTCCATGTCTTTGACACAGAGACTCTCAAAACTACTTTTTACAGAAATCCCTTTGATATCTTTTATAAGCTTCATTATGATAATGGAGTTGACATACCGAATGAGAAAGAATTGGAAGGAGCATTCGTCAAACTAATTGTAGAAGATAAAGGAGACTATTCTAAATTTGATTATCGTATAAGACAACTGCAAGACATTGGTTTAGCAGATCTTAAGATCATTGAAGACATTAGTGTGGGAATCGAGAATGGATCTGTTGTAGAGACCGAAGACACTATGACACTTTTAGATTCATACATAGATGAGATAGATATTAAAGCGAACAAAAGTAACATTAAAAATATTATGAGGTCGTTGTATATCGAAGCAAGTGCACTATAATGTTTATTCTAACTCAAAAAAATAGTGGCGGTGTCCATGCAACCAAAGATAAAACGAACACTAAAACTGTTCAAGTCTTTGAGCAAGAGGATGACGCAGTACGATTTTTAACATTGTTAGAAGCAAACTCACCTAAGAAAGAAGAATGGGAAGTGATGGAAGTAGATACAGATATCATTGCTATGAATTGTGACAATTATGGATATAACTATGCTATAATAAAAGCAGATGAATTAATGATTCCAACTATCGATACATAAATGATTGTTTTTGAAAATATTAAGTGGAAGAATTTTCTTTCCACAGGTGATCATTGGACTGAAATTAACTTTACTGAAACCTCATCAACTTTGATTATTGGTTTGAATGGTGCAGGTAAATCTACAGTATTAGATGCACTTTGTTTTGCGTTGTTTAACAAACCATTTCGTAGAGTAAAGAGAGGACAACTGGTAAATAGTATCAATGAAAAAGGTCTTAAAGTAGAATTAGAATTTTCTATTGGTAAAGACGAGTATAGAGTTTTTCGTGGAGCTAAACCTAATGTATTTGAACTTTACCATAATAACAAACTTGTTGATCAAGATGCTGCGAATAGAGACATGCAGAAGTATCTCGAACAAACAGTTCTCAAACTCAACTTCAAATCATTTACACAAGTCGTCATCTTGGGTTCATCCACATTTGTCCCCTTCATGCAACTCACAGCACCTCACAGGAGAGAAGTTATCGAAGATTTATTGGACATCAATATCTTCTCAAACATGAACTCCTTGTTAAAGGATAGAGTAAGATCAGCAAATAGTCAGAATAAAGATTGCACTCACATGCTTAGATTAGCAAAAGAGAAAGTTGAATCTCAACAAAAGTTAATCAACTCCTTAACAGAAGTTAATCAAACAAGGCAAGATGAGAAACAGAATAAGATGAAGAATAATGATATGACTATTAAGGGATTAGAAAAAGAAAGAGATGATAATAAAATTAAATTAGAAAATTTACAAAAAGAATTAGATGGTGTTGATGATCAAAGATCATACATTGCTGATCTTAATAGTGAGAAAGCAGAAATCAATGCTGATTTAAAACTAGCAAAGAAAGAAATTAAATTTTTAGAAACACATGATACCTGTCCTACTTGTACTCAAGAAATAGATAAAGATTTTAAGTTTGATAAAGTCACTAACCTACAAGATAAAGGTGTCAAACTCACAAAAACATTTAATAAAATTAAATTAGAAATTGCAGATTTAATGCAAGATGTCAAACATGCAGAAGATCTTTCTATGCAATGTCATGCAGTTAGAACTGATATCCATAATGGTGATAGAGATATTGTTCGTCTTTCAATGGAGAACTTAGAAATTAATAAAGAATTAATTGATCTACAAACTAATACTCCTAACATAGAAAAGGAAACCAATACTCTAGTTGCTTTTAATAAAGAACTGTCTGTTACTGAAAAAAATTGTAGTAAGATTAGTGAAACTATTGATGAGTATTTTATTGTTTCTAATTTACTAAAAGATTCTGGTATTAAAAGTCAGATAATTAAAAGGTATGTGCCAGTATTCAACAATCTAATTAATAAATATCTGCACAGTATGGACTTCTTCGTCAATTTTACCCTTGACGAAAACTTTAATGAGATAATCAAAAGTCGCTTTAGAGATGAGTTTTCATATTCCTCTTTCTCAGAAGGAGAGAAACAGAAGATTGATTTAGCACTCTTGTTTACTTGGAGAGAGATTGCTAGAATGAAAAATAGTATAGCAACTAATCTTCTTATACTTGATGAAGTATTCGACAGTTCACTAGATGCTGATGGAACTGCTGAACTCTTCAAGATTCTAAAAAGTTTTGGTAACGATTCAAATGTATTCGTTATTAGTCACAAGGGTGAAATTCTCGTAGATAAGTTTCTACGAACTATCAAATTTGAAAAAATTAATGACTTTAGTAAAATGTCAGAAGACTCTTAGTGAGTTTGTCAGAAGGCATATAGGTCCTTCAAAGGAACAACAGATTCAAATGTTAGAGGATTTGGGTCTTACTACTATAGAAGAGTTAGTAAGAGATGTAGTTCCAACTTCAATCTTACTTCGTGGGGATAGTAAATTACCAGAAGGTTGTAGTGAGTCAGAAGCATTAGCAGAACTTAAAGATATTGCAAGTCATAATAAAATTAAAAGAAGTTTGATAGGTCAAGGATACTATAGTACAATAGTTCCACCTGTTATTCAAAGAAATGTATTAGAGAATCCTGCTTGGTATACATCTTATACACCCTATCAGGCAGAGATATCACAGGGTAGATTAGAAGCATTATTTAATTTTCAAACTTTAGTTACAGAGTTAACTGGATTACCAATAGCAAATGCATCTCTTTTAGATGAAGCAACAGCAGCAGCAGAAGCAATGATACTTGCTTTTAATGCATCTAAGAAAAATGTGTTTCTTGTAGATAGTAAAGTATTTCCTCAAACATTAAAGGTATTACAGACTAGATCAAAACCATTAGGTATTAAGATACGTCCATTAGATACAGAAACTGTAGACTTACAAGATGTAGGTGAAGCATTTGGTATGCTAATCCAATTACCAAATAATGATGGTAATCTAAAACATCCAGATGGATTACTAAGATGTGCAGAAGTTTATAATGTTACTAAGATTGCAGTAGTAGATCCTCTATGTCAGGTATTGATGCAACCTGTAGGAGAGATGGGATTTGATATTGCAGTTGGTAGTATGCAAAGGTTTGGAGTTCCTATGGGTTATGGAGGACCTCATGCAGCATTCTTTGCAACAACTGAGAAATATAAACGTAAGATTCCTGGACGTATTGTTGGGCAGTCGGTAGATAGTGAAGGAAATCCAGCACTACGATTAGCGTTACAAACAAGGGAACAACATATAAGAAGAGACAAAGCAACGTCCAATATATGCACTGCTCAAGCACTCCTCGCAAATATGGCAGGTTTTTACGCTGCTTACCACGGTTCGGAAGGTCTGAAAAAAATAGCAACCAGAGTACTACAATATAGGCAAACGCTACAATTAGCATTGAAATGGTGCGGATATGAGGTTGATCAATCTGAAGGGTTTGATACTGTCAGATGGAAGAGTTCTCTTATTATAGCAGATTTTAATGTAAGACATGAGGATGGTTGGAATATTGTTTCTTTAGATGAGTGTACCACATTACTTGAATTACATCAAATTATAGACAGTCAAGTAGATTTTCCTCATAAAGAAAATACAGTAGATCATGTTCTAGATGCAGTAGGAGATTATAAATGGATGGTCACTCCTGTCAGAAAAGAACCTTGGTTGACTCAAGAAGTATTTAATATCTATCATAGTGAAACTGACATGATGAGATATATCTATTCATTATCGTCTAAGGATTATTCATTAGTAAATGGAATGATGCCATTAGGAAGTTGCACAATGAAGTTAAATGCTGCAGCAGAACTAATGCCTGTCTCATGGGAAGAGTTCAACAATATACATCCATTTGCTCCACCAGGACAAACACTTGGTTACGAACAAATTATGTGTGATTTACAAGATTGGT